TGCTGCAAGTTCTTTTGCCAATCGACCGGAAGCTTGCGGCGCAGGGCTTCACATTCAGGATCGCGCCACCAACGGCCCAGATCGGCGCGGGTTGTGTTCTGGCGCATGTCTTTTTCGAGAGCCGCGTAGGTTGCGCGGGCTTCGTCGTTCTTTGGCGCTGGCTTATTGGCTTGATCATCCTGACGAAATTCGTCGCGGAGTTCGGCCACGTACTTCTGATCGTCCCAACGGCCAAGGAAGATGTTGGCTGCGATGCCAAGATGTGAAGCGGCCTTGATGATCGCGTCTGTGAGGCTCTTTTTCGGAGCATCTTCATCCGACATAAGGCCGCTCTTTGTCTTCATAAGCGCCTTGGTCTGGCCGTATGCCTCGTAATAATGCTCACGCTTGGTGTGCCAGAAACGAATGCGGCACCAATGGAGGATCTCATCGCCAAGAGGTGTGAATTCTTCTGCAAGCACTTCCCAGCCGAAACCCTGACCAACCGGGCCGAACATTTCAGTCAAGCACTTGATGACATATTGCGGGTTGGGTGACGTGCCTTTATAGGCCTTGCCAGTGATTGCCTTGGTGAAGGCCGGATCAATATCCGCGTGGGCTTCCCACAGGTCGAGATTGGCAGACATTACGCTACCTTTCTTTCTTCTCGGACGGTCACACCGTCGATCTTGTGATTGCCGCGAGCAACAATCTGGCGAGCTAGATCATCAAGAAATTCGCAAAGCTCGACCTTGTGATGCGCCCAGACATAGCGAGCGAACGCCGTGTAATCGGTCACTTGCGAGACGTAAGAAGTGCGGAGAGACGCGGCGCGGCCAAAGCCCTTTGCGGTAGCTTTCTCATTGCCAATGCGGCGGGCTACGGCTTCCGCTGCCTTCGCATCCTTCACAAGCTGCTCTGCGCGCTCGCTCTGTTCGAGGTTGTCGCCGGTACGTTGGCGCATAGCTTCCATTGCCGCTAGTGCTGCTGCTTCCGCTTCCTTTTTTGCGGCTGCTTCACGCTCAAGGCGCTCGTCCTCTAGCTTTTGAAGCCATGGCGCGAGAGCCTTCTTACACGCCTCGACAGCCTTAACAGTCTTGCCGGTGATAGACTTCGTCTTGCCAATCAGAAGATTGTAGCGCTCCTGAATTTCTGCCTTGGCATCATCGTGAGGCTTGGCTTCGTCCTTGCGGGCTTCGTCCGCTTCCTTCTCCGCTGCCTGAATAAGGCGCATGAGTTTTTGGATTTCGTCTGCCTGTTCTTGGCTGGTGATGCTTTCGCCGTCGAGCCATAGCTTGGCTTCGTCGTACAGGTCGTCAATCTTGTCCTTGACCAGATCGTAAGGGCTGGGAGGATTGTTACCGCCAATGACGGCGCGTTCATTTTCTGCTGTCATGATGCGGTCCTTTCCCGCTTTGCGATCCTGAGATTGTTCCAAGCCTTGTCCCGCTCTTCCCAGTAGTAAGCCCACCATTTGCGGGCGAGGTGGTCACACCGGCTCGCCTCTTCATCGATGGCGACTGAGCGGCAATAATTCGCGGTGTTGCGGTGCTTAAGAGCGGAGGTAAGATAAATTTTGCCGCGCGGGGTCATGCTGCCCTCCTGTCATGAATGACTGCGATCGGGTTGATTTCTTCGAGGGTTTTGTGAAGCTCGAGGCGAACGTCTGGCGGCAATGGGCCAGCCAGAAGATCAAAAATCGCCTGCTCCTTTTCCTCGTTTGTGCTTGTCGTGCTGATGGCGATCAGAAACAGATCGACCTTTGCCGGGGTGAGATGATCAGAGGACATCGACTTCGTTCCTTGCGATATCCGCCATTCTTTCAAGATGGCAGAGCATGAGAAATGCTGCTGAAACACCAGCAACGGCGATGGTGAAAAGTATTGTGCGAGGGCGCAGAGGGTCATTTCGCACCGCCTACCGGCGCAGCTTTCGGTTTGATGGTGCTACGATCCTGCCGGTTTAGTTCTTCGTCGCCTTGGCTTCTGACGTAGAAAACCTCGGAAAGAAGACCGTTGACCGTTTCATGAAGCTGTTTGCGCAGGTGATCCTTTAGCGATCCACCCAGGTTGATGACGTGCTGTTTCATCTCGCCTTGGAAGTCGGCTGCTACGAGTTGCGTCATCATCCATTCGGCACGGGTCATGTCGGCGCCATAGGCAGTCGAGGGCTTGCCTTGGCGATCAACCTTGGTGTTCCAGTATCCGCCAATCTGATTTTCCAGTTCGGCGCGGATGGTAGTCTTTTCACCCTTCTGCATACCGAAGCCGTCAACCTTGCAATACTCACGCTCAAGGCCGCTTGTGATTGCAAGTTCGATTTCAGTACGAAGGCGCGTTTCAGCTACTTCCGTCCATAATTTCTCAATACGTGCATCGAAGGCACGCTTTGCGCGGTCCCAGAGGCTTTCATCTGAAATCAAGTCAGATGCGACCTGCTGAATGATGGCGTCTTCAATTCTGTTCTTGTCGATTTCCATTTCAGCGTGTCCTCTTACTCTGGCACAGCGCGATAAAAGCGACGATCAGTGCCATGGTGATTAGGTGATCGAATGGGGAGAGCGTCATGCTTCACCTCGCGCTTTGGCACGGGCCGCTTTGATGGCGCGCAACTCTCCAATAGAGATAACCATTGTTATGCAGTCCTGATTTCGCCACTCTGGGCTATAAACTGCACGATCCATGGCAATGACTTCGAATGGCGTTGTAGCCTCAAAGAGATCAGGCGCTGCGACAACGAGGTTGGCATCCTCCCGACGACGAATAGATTGAATTCCGTAGTGCGTCTGGTCTGGCTTTGCTGTATCTGCGATGTACGGCATACGAACGGAAAAAGGGTTCCCGTAACCGCTCAAAGAGACCAATTCCCAAGGTCCCGGCGTGAACTTTGTCTCAGCCATTGTCTTACCTCCACCGGCTGTCAGAGCCGATAAGCAAGCTCTGCTTGGTCGTGATGAATGTTGGCTGATGCTCTTCCATCGAAATGGCGCGATGTGCGTTTTGCAGGGCAAAACCGAACTGCTTGGCATTGAAGGTCGTATTCCGCTTGATCCAACGCTTGAATTGCTCTGGCGTGGCCTCGGCGCGGTACAGTTCAATGTCCTTGAGTTCCGCTGCCTGTTTTGCGCGGTACATGGACCATGCAAGCTGCATGACGCGCTTTTGGCGGGTGGTTTCACGAACCGGCTTTTCTGCCTTTATGGTCAGGCCGATAAGCGTCTTTGCCACTTCGTTGTACGTTGTCTGTATTGAGGGATGCATGTTGCGCTCCGATCTCGTTTGTTGAGATCAATGTACGATAAACGCACATACCTTGCAATAGGCAATGTGCGAAAAAAGCACAAAAAGTTTTTACGCCCCGAATCGCCCCTTGTACGAAAATAAGACTCGACTCTTTCCGGCTGTTCTGGCTGAATGAGAACAGAAAGAGAACAAAAGGAGAGGTGAAAGGGAATGGGGTGGGCGCTTAGGCAGCAAGAGTATCAATCGTTTTCGCTGCACATTCGCTGCGATAACTGCATGGTTGAGACGGTGAGGGGGCTTACAGTGCCGGTCTGCACCGACATGCCAAGGGATGCTGATGAGCTATTGGAAAGCGCGCTTTTGAACGGAATGCCATTCCGGTGCGTGCACTGTCAGAGCGTTATCGGTCGCCTGTTAGATGTTACAGTAGGAGAAGTATGATGAAGCGTGAAGTTCTGGAATACATCATCGTTCCGCCATATGAGCGGGCTTCACAAGTGGCAGCGTCTGCCGAGCGCTTGAAGGATTATCTTTCACGCCGGTTCCCCGGATATGGTTTTCGTATCGCTGATTTCGCGCCAGTAGGCGACGATGACGAATTTTGCGTGCTGCCTATTATGAATTTCCTGAATCCGGACGGTCGCTCTGTCATGTGCGAACCGCCGAGCAGATGGTTCATGGCCGATATTGCGCAGGCCTGCCGCGAGTTCGATTTCACCGGCAAGAAATTTGCTGCCTAGATCATCGATCCGCCGACAATGTTTTTGACCAATGCTATGACCCGGACGGTTTCGCCATTGTCTGGGTCTTCATTTTTTTCGATGATGATCGGCTTGTGACGTGGGTTCGTTGACCGCGGGTGAAACTCGGTCCTGTCAGGGAACATCTGTATTTCTTTGACAGACCATTCACGCATATGACCGCCGTCGCGTTCACGCTCAACAACAACCGTCATACCATTACGTAACGGAACTTCATGCTGAATATCGTCATAAGCCAAGGCAACGATGCGATCACCCGGCAGGATTGGTCGCGGCTTGAGGTCATTCATTGAATCTCCCGCCACGTCGAATGCAATCATGCGGGCGTGTGGAAACCGCTCGTCGCGATCAGCGGAGATTTCTGGAAATTCTTCCTGTGTGAATTCATCTACTTCGCGAAAAGCGCCAGCATCGACTGTTCCAACAACACGAACAACCGTCTGGTTGCGAGCGGTTACCGGTACAGCTTCTGGGCCGGGGATAGGCGAACCTAGGTATTCCGCTATCTTTGGCAGCTCATGAACCTTGATCGACCGCGCGCCTTTTAACAGGCGTGAGATCTGCGGATGAGCAATGCCGAGGTGATGGGCTAAACCGCTCTGGGTTTTCCCGTCGCCTTTGAGGCCTTCCCTTATCCAGTCGATATAGATTTGCTGCGAATTTTCCATGGTGGTTGATTTTCGCACAATCATTTCGACATTTGTTGTAGCGTTATCGTACATTGCCTCTTGCGTTGTCTGTGCGTTTATCGTACATTCATGGTCATGAGACACGAACCAGCTAACAAAATCATCAATGAATTTGGCGGTTTAACCGCAGTTGCGACGATTGTCGGCGTTTCTCCGCATTCGGTGATGCGCTGGCGTATGCCTAAGCAATCGGGCGGCACTGGCGGGGCAATACCGCACTGGCACGTTCCTGTTCTCCTTGCCGCCGCCAAAGAGCGGAAAATCAAGTTGCGCCCAGAGGATTTCGTTTCGTTCGAGGCTCCCAAGCGCCCCCGTTCTGCGAGGGCGTCGGTATGAGCCATTCCAGCGAACTTAAGAACATCTACGCAGCGGCGTATCCACTGATCGATCAGCAGATTGAGCTTGCGGAGCAGGTTGCAGCGTTGCGTGATGCCGCCGCTGCCAAAGGCTTCGACTGGTCGCAGATTAAGGCCCTTCTCAAAGCGCAAATCATGGATGAGCGCGACGGAACGGGCGAGCGCAAGCGTGTCCAGAAGGTCGTAGAGAAAGCAGAGTTTGCTTGCGCCTATGCCGACATGTTGGGTCTGGCAAATATTAACGAGAAAAATTTTTCTTCGGGAACGAGCCGCGAAGAGCGCGCCAAGGCTCGCACTTCTGAAAGTATGGAAGATCACAAGGCTTTGTCCGCAGAGCTTTTGGCTAATGGCATGATCTCCGAAGAAGCTCATCAAGAGAATATCCGCCTTTCTGATGGAATTGCCCGCAAGTTCGGCGCTGGCGTTATTGGGGAGGGCGAGCAATGAGCGGTTACCGTTTCACTCCCTTGGAATCCATGCGTGCTGGCAACCTGCGCGGGTTTGGTTTCAGAATCCTGTTCAACGAGATGGACCGCGCCACGGAAGGCTCTTTTGAGACTGGAAGTGCGGCAGCGGAAAACGCCCGTGAGGTGTCCCGGCAATGGCCGGATGACGGTAGCGTGAGCCATGCCGGAGCGGGTGAAAGCCCCGCAACTGTTTCCCATTCGTCTGTCCCCTCCCAAGCCCCCTCGGCAGACGAAAAAGCCGTGCCACCTTTCAATAAGCGTGGCACGGCTTCCTCTCATGGACAGGATTAGGCGGCGATGAGGAACAAGCCTGTCCAATTCTCAAATTTACGAACCTGCGGGGCGCTTCTTGCGCGTTCTTTCAAGTTCAGCACGGTCTCCCGCAGTAGTGGGCGCAACGTGCTGGCGCGTGGTGACGGCAGATCTTCCATTGCTAACCTGGAACAATTCATCACGTCTTTCTGCGCCTTCGTCATTCCTTCGGGCAATCGCGGCCTTGCGAGCGTTTTGCAGAACCCTCCAAGCCGCGTGTCCGATGTGTTCCATGTCCGTCCTTCTGTTTGGTTCCGGTCGTCTCTGATCAGGAACTTAGCGAGAGGCTTTGTGCATGACGGACTCAAAAATTCAGTCAATCGAGCATCAATTGGTTTCGGAGCGCGTACCGATGAGTAGCTGCGAGATGGCGGGCCGCTATGTCCGCGAAATGACGGATAGAGAGGCGAAAGGGTGGGGCGACCAGAACAACGCCCTCAAGCGCCTTAGCCGTCGATACGGCATGTCTTACTGGACTTTGAACAATCTGCGCATCGGACGATCCAAGACGGTTGAAGCTTCGATCTTCAAGCGCGTCCAGTCCGCATATTTCGATTACTGCGAGCGCCAGATAGCGCAGCTTCAACACGACCTAGAAATAGAAAAGGCGGTGAACGTCGATGCTCATATGGAGGATTTTATGGGCGAGGCTTCGCAGCTTCTGGCGAAGGTTCGTGAAGCGAAAAAAGCAGCAAAAGGAACAGCTCGAACGGCGAATGGAGGCCGATAAGAAATGAACCCTTTCGCCGCCGCTGTTCTCTCAACGCTCCTAACAATCCTGCTGGTCTGCATGATCGGCTTGTTCATTGCGGCGAGGTTCTGATGCGAATGTCAGCAGCAGAATTCCGACAGACAAACAAGCGTAACAAGTACGGCGCCCGTAAAACCACGCTCGACGGCATCACTTTCGATAGCAAGGCAGAAGCTCGCTTCTACGCTGAGCTTAAGCAGCGTGAGAAGGCTGGGGAAGTGGGCGGCGTTGAGCTGCAACGGCCATTTGTCATCCTAGGTCCGAAAGGCGAGACAATAACCACGTACAAAGCCGATTTTGCTTTCTGGGATTTTACAGAAGATCGCTTTCGCGTGATCGACGTGAAGGGCGTCCAAACGCCTGTTTTCCGCCTCAAGCGCAAGCTTGTGCGCTCTTTCCTCGGTATTGAGGTGGAGGTGGTCAAGTGAGCCATGAAGCGACCAACTGGGCGATAAAACAGCGCGGACTTAAGCCTGCCGCGAAGATTGTCCTTTGGCATCTGTGCGACCGTTTCCACCCCGATCATGGCTGCTTTCCTAGTCAGGAAACGCTAGCCGCTGACTGCGAAATGTCGCGTGCATCGCTGAATAACCAGCTTGCCGACTTAGAACAGGCTGGATTGATCTATCGCGAGCAGCGCAAGACCCGTTCAAATCGCCAGCAATCTACACGTTATCGCTTTGCGTTTGAGGCTGATTTTCCGTGTCCAGATTTTAGACACGGTGAGCAAAAAGCCGTGTCCAAATCTGACGAAAAGCCGTGTCCAAAAAATGAGGATTTCCGTGTCCAAAATTTAGACACTAACCCTGTAATAGAACCAGTAATTAATAACCCTGAGAGAGATGCGCACGAGTGCGCGGATAAATCTGATTTGGATTTTCAAAAGGGATTCTCTCGCTGGCCTTCCTACGTCAGCGACAGTGAAGGCGAGGCTCTGACGGCATGGGAATGCCTTTCCGAAGCCGACAGGTACGAAGCTATCCGTTGGCTCGACACCTATGTCGATCAGAGCCGTAAGGGCGGACGCAAGACAATCTGCCGTTTCAGCCGCTATCTCTCGGAAAAGCGTTGGGCGCGGGTTGTCACGATTTCCTCTCCCGAGCCGAGAGAACCGTTCAAAGCAAAGCCAGGTGTGGCGAAGTATGATCCGATGTGGTTCGCCAAGCGGATGGCAATCCTTGCCGAAGGCCCGATTGCGAACATGCCTAAGCCCACGGCATTTCTCGCCAGTGTAATCGCCAAAGGTGGCGAGGAAGGGCGCAAGTTCCATCTGGATCACGTCAGCAAGTACGGGTTCCCGCGGCTCAAGGCCATGGATGAAACTCATGATCCTGTTGTCGTAGAGGACAGATACCGCCAGCTTGTGCAGCTTTTGGAGCCGGTGAAACCAGACACCGCCATTCATCAGCGCTGGCGCGAATATTTCCAATCTCAGGGGTGGCCATGGGAAGCCCCGTGGAAGGGTGCAGCTTATCTGCCGAAGGGCGGGCCGTCTGAAATCGACACGTTTATTAAGTCAGTCAAGGAAGGGGTAGCAGCATGATCACACTGACAAAACGCCAGAATGACGCTTACGAATTCATCATTGGCTACACCAAGGCGAACGGTTTTGGCCCTTCGTATGAGGAAATTGCCGCAGGAATCGGCCTTTCCGCAAAGTCAGGCGCTCACCGTCTAGTTCATAACCTCTCGATGCGCGGGATCATCATCAAGCATCCCGGAATGGCACGAGGATATTCATTCCCGAAGATCAATAGGAGTGCAGCGTAATGTTCGCAGTTTCAGCAACACGCACCAATCAGAGTGCATCCGCAGCAATTGCCAATCTCAAGGCAAAGAAGCTTGAACAGGAGCGCCAGCGCATCGAGGCGGAAAAGGAAAGCAAAGCTCAGATCCTTCTTGAAGCGAAGCGCCGCGAAATGGAGCGCAGAGAAGCCGAAAAGCGCCGTCTCGAAACTTATCACAACATCGTCGCGTCATACCGAGAGGTAGGCATTCGGGCGAGCAATGCCCGTTTATCGGTCAAGGAAATCATTACCGGCGCCATTGAGGGAACGGCATACACATACGATGACATCATCGGTGGACGCAGAATGCGCGCCATGACCAATCTCAGGCACTTCGCAATCGTTTCGGCATGGGCATTCCGCCCGGATATGAGCCTGCCAGCAATTGGACGGCAGTTCGGCGGACGCGATCACACAACGATTCTTCACTCGAAAGAACGGTTCGGATTCCAGAGCAGAGAGGAAGCCGCCGCATTCATTTCACTTCACGGCAGAGAGGCGACGATAGCGCGCCTTTCCAAACACGCGGCATAGGAGAGGGCGATGAAGGTTCACCAGCAAGCGGTATTATGGCTGCTGTCATTGTCGTTCATGGCTATAGGCGCATGGTTACTCTACCCGCTCTATGCACCAGTTAAAGAGGCCGCCTTCTATCGTGGCCAAATGGTTAAGCTGTCTTCATTTGGAAACAAGGCACAGATAGTGAGCGTGCTTTGCCATCCAGATGAGTGCTTTTACCGGATCAGACTTTCCAATGCTGACGTGAAAACGGTCAGCGAATTTGAGCTTACGGCAGACTAACCCCAGTCAGCGAGGAACGGACATGGCGAGGACGAAGGCGGCGAAACTGAAATCCAAGCGAGGCAGGCCGAAGAAGGAAGGTGTATTGCGCACGCCTTCCGGTCAGATCAGCAGATCGGCAGATAGCAAGGCAATCACGCGAGGGCTGGAAGAACGTCTGGCCCTTGAAACTGCCACCTGGAAGCGCAGGCAGGAAAACCCAGGCATCACCGTTCAGGAAGCGAGATTGCAGCACCATGGCTTGGTTATTGCCCAATGGCGCAACGAGTATGAACGGGCGAGACGGATTAAGCCGGAAGCGATCCACGAAAATGTATTCACGCAATCGCATTTTGATACGGCGATGAGCTTTCTGGAACTGCATGAAGATTATCAGGCTGTCATCGAGGCAGGAAAAGTGCGCTCACCTTCTGATCTAAACCGGGCGGCAGGGAAAGACAGTCGCGATCCATTCGAAGTCGAGCGTGCAAAGAAACATCACGCCGTCGAATGCCTCTATCGTGATTGTAGGCGGGCAATCCTCCAAAGCGGCCCCCTTGGGATGATGGCGGTCGAAACGGTGGTGATCGAGAATAAGGACACGCCAACGATGCTGCCAGATCTCAGATGCGCACTGAATTCGTTAGCGCTTGTGTTGAAAATTCAGAAGGCCGCTTGACATATAAAACGAACTAGCGCATTAATTTTTACGCTAACGCGTAAAGTGTTTGAAATTGAGCGGCTTTCGGGCCGCTTTTTGATTCTTGCGGGTGTGGTCGTGGCGACCTAAGAGCCTTCCAAGCTCCCAAGCTCGGTTCGACCACGAGTATCCGCTCCATAATGCGATGGGTCTGGTTCGCTCCACCCGATATGTCACTGGCTCGCGACCTTGGCGACATACCGATACACCCTTCCTCGACGGATAAACGGCGGTGAAGCCCTCGCATACCAATCAGAACGGCGGCGCTGAAAGCTAGAAGCGCTCTTCGCGGCAGTTTGCACGATAGCCAGACCGGTTAGGCTGCTGGATAGCCGGGATAGCGTCCGGCCCGTTCTGGTCTAAGTGAGCCGGTATTCGTCACTGATACAAACGATGCCGGACAGTAAGGACCTACAGACAGGCAAATGCTCCTCTGTAGTGTCCGTTCTGATCTTACCATCCATGGTACCATCCATGGTTCAGCCGTCGCCTTCGGGTGGCGGCTTTTTCATTGGAGAGCACCGATGACACTCAGCGAATTCAAAGCGTGGCTTGAAGGATATAGCGAAGCTTTCACCGATGGCGTTCCAAATGCTGACCAGTGGGCAAAGGTACAGGCAAAGCTTGGTAAGATCGATAAGATCGTCGCTCCGGGTAGCTTTGGCATTCCAACGCCGCCATTCCAGCCTAAGGGGTGGGATCAGAGATTTGTCGCAGACGAAATCAATCCGGCTCTGGTGCCCAAAGTTACCTGCTGATGACCAAGCCCTCCAAGAAAGAGCTTAAGGCTCTGAACAAGATAGCGAACAAAACTCAGGTCAAGGTCTGGCGCACGCGCAACATGATCATGCTTGAAGCTGTCATTGCTGCATTCATGGATACGGACAGCCCGGAAGAAGTGGCGACGATCCTGAGAGCGCAGGCGGATATGCTGCTGGACTTCGGATGAGTGCCAAGCTTCTCGCTCTCTCTGCCTTCATCCTCCTTGCCTCATGTGCAAGCAAATACGAATACCACTGCGGCTTTACGGACTATCTCAGCGATAGCAGGTGTAAGTGATGACTTTTTCTGACAGGGGTTTGAGAACTTTACTTCTTCTTTCTCAGGGGGTGGATGCTATCGAAAATCTGGTTGAGCCTGATAATACTTTAGCCAAGAGCGAGATAACGAAGCTTAGTAAAGCGATGCGTGTTCTCTACCTGAATGAAGGCGGGTCTCAATCCGAGTTGAATGCTATTCACCTCTTGAAAACAATCAAGCTTAATCAAGATGGAAACTAAGCACGGCGGGAAGCGCCGTGGCGCTGGCAGAAAGCCGGGGTCGGCTACAAGGCGCACAAGAGAGATTGCCGATAAAGCAGCTTCATCCGGTCTTACGCCTCTCGACTACATGCTGAACATTCTCCGCGATGAGAGCATGGACACGGAAAGCCGGTTTGAAGCTGCCAAGGCCGCAGCCCCATATGTTCATCCGAAGCTTGCCAGTGTCGAGCACAAGGGCGATGCGGACAATCCGCTGCAAACGATCAGCCGCATTGAGATTGTCCCGCTGACAGGCAATGACAACAGCGAGGATTGAACTGCCTCCAAGGCTGATCCCGGTCTTTTCGGGTGATGCTGATGTAAGAGCCGCATGGGGCGGTCGAGGATCAGGTAAGACACGATCATTTGCAAAGATGGCCGCAGTGAAGGGCTATCAATACGGCAAGCAGGGCATATCTGGAATTATCCTGTGTGCCCGCCAGTTCATGAATTCGCTGGCTGACAGTTCGCTGGAAGAAATCAAGCGAGCGATTGAGGATGAGCCTTTCCTCAAGGACTATTACGAGATTGGCGAAAAATACATCAAGTCCAAAGATGGACGCATCTCATTCGCGTTCGCTGGCCTTGATCGGAATATCGCTAGCATCAAGTCGAAAGGCCGCCTGCTTCTCTGCTGGGTTGATGAGGCTGAGCCTGTCACAGACGAGGCATGGCGCACGCTCATTCCGACGCTTCGTGAAGAAGGTGAGGACTGGAACGCGGAGCTCTGGGTAACATGGAACCCGCTGCGCAAGGATGCGCCGGTAGAAAAGCGCTTTCGCTTCACGGAAAGCAAGCGGGTCAAAGGCGCGGAAATCAACTGGCGAGACAACCCGAAGTTTCCGGCCAAGCTTGAGCGCGACAGACTTTCGGATCTGGCAGAGCGGCCAGAGCAATATCCGCACGTCTGGGACGGTGCTTATGCGACTGTGATCGACGGTGCATATTTCGCCAAGCATCTGACTGATGCGAAGAATGAAGGCCGCATAAGCAAGGTCGCCAAAGACCCGCTCATGACGATCCGGGCCTATTGGGATATCGGCGGGACAGGCGCCAAGGCGGATAACACCGCGATCTGGATAGTTCAGTTCATCGGGCGCGAAATTCGCGTTCTCGATCACTACGAAGCGCAGGGCCAGCCTCTCGCGGTTCATGTGCAATGGTTGCGCGATAACGGATATGGCAACGCTCTATGTGTGCTGCCGCATGACGGCGACACGAAAGACAAGGTGCATGACGTGAGTTTCCGCTCTGCACTGGAAGATGCAGAGTTTGACGTTGAGGTCATCCCGAACCAAGGCGCAGGCGCAGCAAAGATGCGGATCGAGGCGGTTCGCCGGCTTTTCCCGTCGATCTGGTTCAACGAAGCCACAACAGAAGCCGGTCGGGACGCTCTTGGCTGGTATCACGAAAAGAAAGACGAAGTGCGCGGGATCGGCCTCGGTCCTGATCATGACTGGTCATCGCATAGCGCAGACGCCTTCGGATTGATGGCCGTTCACTACGAGCAGCCGAAAACAAACAACCGCACTCCTAAGCCGCAAACGGCATGGGTGGTTTGAACGTCGTGAGACGTACAGTCCCTTAGATGGATCATTGATTTATGGCAAAATCGAAAAAGTCGATGGACGAGGGCAAACTCGCTGCTCTTGTGCGGTCTGGCATTGATGATGCCATTTCATATGACAATACAGAACTATCGATGCAGCGCGGGAAAGCTATCGAGTATTTCCGCGGTGAAATGAAGGACGTGCCCGCACAGGATGGGCGTTCCAAGGTCACTTCGCATGATCTATCGGACGCTATCGGCTGGATTCTGCCGGGTTTGATGCGTGTTTTCACGGCTTCAGACACGATTGCCGTCTATGAACCGCAGAACCCAAATGATGAGCCTTTCGCCAAGCAGGCGACGGACTATGTGAACTACGTCTTTATGCGTGAGTGCGCAGGCTATCGCACACTGAGCCAAGCCTTTCATGAGGGGCTGCTGTTTGGAAACGGCATCTGGAAGCATTGGTGGGACGAATCCAAGGAATATGAGACGCTGGACTATACCGGCCTCGATGATATGGCTTTCACACAGCTTGTCATGGATGAAGATGTCGAAGTGCTTCAGCATACGGCGGAAGTCGACATTCAGATCGTTGTTGACCCTGCAACAGGTCAAGAGGTTGAGCAGCAATCCATAACGCATGATTGCAAGATCAAGCGGGTTTGCCAGTACGGAAAGCTGATCGTCTGCTCGATCCCGCCCGAAGAGTTTCTGATTGAACGCGGCGCGAAGTCTATTGAAGATGCGCGCTTTGTTTGCCATCGGTCATTGCGTACACGCCAAAGCCTGATCGATGATGGTTTCGACCGCAAAAAGGTCATGACGCTGCCAGAAGGCGCGGACCTCGACACGACTGATGAACAGGTTGCCCGCTGGGGCCGCATCAATCCAGTGCGCAACAGCTCGGATACCGACCCGCTAATGGTCGAAGTCGAGGTGTATGAAGCATACCTTCGCTGCGACTATGACGGCGACGGTTATGCTGAATGGCGCAAAGTCGTGATGGCTGGATCAGGCGAGAGCAACATGATTCTGTCGAATGACGAATGGTCGGATGACGTGCCTTTCTCGGACGCTGTTCCCATGCCTGAGCCTCACCGCTGGAATGGCCGCTCACTGTTCGATGAACTGGAAGATATCCAGAAGGTCAAAACCGTTCTTCTGCGTCAGACGCTGGACAATCTGTATCTTTCCAACCGCCCACAGCGGCAGGTTGTCGAGAACCAGGTGAAGAACCTTGATGAGGTGATCAACCCCACGATTGGCGGCGCAATTCTTGTCAAACAGGCGGGTGCGGTCGCTGACATGGCAATCCCGTTTGTAGCCGACAAATCATATTCCATGCTCGGCTATATGGATGAACTGAGCGAGAAGCGCACCGGTGTATCGCGCCAGTCCATGGCCCTTGATCCAGACGCTTTGCAGAACCAGACAGCAGCAGGCCAGATGATGGCCCAGAGCGCGGCTTATGCAAAGGTCGAGCTGTATGCCCGCAATATCGCAGAAACCGGCCTGAAACGCCTGTTTCGCAGCATTCTCAAACTGATTGTTCGCCATCAGGATCGTCCGCGCATGATCCGGTTGCGTGACCAGTGGGTGGAAATGGATCCGCGCTCCTGGAATGCAAATATGGACGTGACCGTGAGCGTCGGCCTCGGCTCAGGCTCTCGCGACCGTGACCTGATGATCCTGCAACAGATCGCCGCCAAGCAGGAGCTGATCATTGCTCAGGGTGGCCCGAATAACGGGATTGTCTCGCTAGAGCAATATTCCAACACGCTCCGCAAGATGGTCGAGACGGCAGGAATTCGCAATCCTGACAGCTTCTATAGCGAAGTCACGCAGGACAAGATGCAGCAAATGCAGCAGGCGCAGCAGCAGAAGCCCGATCCTGAAGCGGAGAAGGCCAAGGCGCAAATCCAGATAGAGCAGCAGAAGGCACAAGCTCAGGCTCAGCTTGATCAGCAAAAAGCAGCTGCCAGCATTCAGACACAGCGCGAAAAGAACGCGATGGACATGCAAGCCGCCAGAGAGAAGGGCGCGCTTGAGCTTCAACTCATGCAGGAAAAGTTCGCGGCGCAGCTTGAACTGGATCGGCAGAAGGCCGCGCAAGATGCGCAGCTTCGTCGTGATGAAATGCTTCTCGAAGCCCAGCTAACAGCAGAGGCAAACCGCTTGAAAGCGGCGATGGAAGTAAGGAAGCCCGTTGCAGATACCAACATCAACGAGCGGGTAAGCTAGAAAGGAAACGACAATGGCAGACTTTCGCAATAGCGGCCCCTCGTTCTGGGGCGATCAGGTACGTGGCGCAGATGCTGACCTTCAGGGCGGCGCAGTTGTGGCAAATGGCGCAACGGTCGCGGTTCGCAACTCAGCTGGCGCCAATTCGAAGAACGCAACTGCGGTTGTTACCGATGACACGCTGACCGGCGTAAATCTTCCGGCCACCACAGCAATGGTCGATAATGCTCAGACCGTAGCTGGCGTGACCGGCACAGGCACGACGGCCACGATTACCGTTGCAAACGGCGTCATCACCGGGATTGCGCTATCGTGACACCCGAAGAGATCAGAGCCGGCGAATATCGACAGCTCATTGAAAACCCACGTCTTAAAGAGGCGTTTGAAGATATCGAGCGAGACGCCTTTGAGACGCTCGCCAATCTTAGCCTGGGTGAAACGTCCGAAAAGGAAAAGGACGCAATCATTCAGCGCATACAGATCATACGAGACCTTTGGACCCGCATCGACAACCAGTCGAAGACACGGGCAACCAAGGTTCAGCAGGTCGTTTGACCGCTGACCACACGCGCAGTGATGCGCCACGTCCCAGAGCGGTTTAGCCGCCCGAAGGAGCATTGAAATGTCAGGAACCGACACCCCGGAATCGACCGGGACCGAGTCCATGGGCGTCAGCCAAGGCGCTGATGCAATCGCAAACCTGCTGTTCCCCTCGGAAGAGGATAAGAACGAAAGCGCTGCGAACCCTGAAGCTGAGCCAGTAGTTGAAGAAGCGGATGAACCCGTTTCAGAAGCTGCCGACGAAGCAGAAGTGTCCGAAAATGACACTGAACAATCGGATGATGAAACGACAGAACCCGAACCAGTCGAAGAACCACGATACCGTCTTGCAGATGGTACAGAGGTCACCCTTGACGAGATCGAGGAATGGCGGAAGGGCAACCTTCGACAGTCCGATTACACCCGCAAGACGCAGGAACTTTCCAACACTCGCAAGGAATTGGAAAACCGTCAGGCGGAAATAACGCAGCAGTCGAATTTTTTCCAGAAAAGCATTGATTTCGCAATCAATGTGGCTTCGGCATACCTTCCTCAAGAGCCTGATATCTCGCTGAACGAAAGCGATCCATTCGCTTACCAGCAGCAGAAGGCGTACTACGATCACCGCGTCGGACAGTTGCAGCAGCTTATGGCTGCCAAGCAGCAGAACGAGACGGAGACCGCACGTCATCGCCAGCAGGCACAGGTTGAAGCGGCATACAATGAGGCGCAATCCCTCATGGCTGCCATGCCGGAACTGAGCGACATGAACAAGCTTCAGTCGTTTCATGCGGATCTCGTCAAGGGCGTTCAGCACTATGGCATCAAGGCCGAGGAAGTTTCTCAGGTGATGGATCACCGGCTTTTCCTCATGGCTCGCGATGCAATGGCGTATCGAAAGCTCATGGCCCAGAAGCCAAAGGCTATTGAAAAGGCCAAGGACGCACCTCCGGTTCAAAAGCCGGGGAGCCGACCCAGCCCGCAACAGCAGGCTGCCCGATCCGTACAGGACAAAATGTCAACGCTGCGCCGAACCGGCTCCCTCAAGGACGGGGCCAATGTCATTCTCGAAATCTTAGGGGATTAACCCATGGCACAGGTAACTGGCACTTTCTCTTCGTATGATGCGGTAGGCAATCGCGAAGACCTCGAAGACGTGATCTATCAGATCACCCCGGAGGAAACTCCGTTCTACTCGCTGATCGGCTCCAGCAAGGTCAAGGCAACCCGCCATGACTGGCAGACTGACGCACTGGCCGCGCCAAATGCGGGCAATGCGGCAATCGAAGGCGATGAATACAACTATGCTGCGGTCACTCCGACCGTCCGTGTGGCCAACTTCTCCCAGATCAGCCTGAAAACCGTCATCGTGACGGAAACGCAGGATGCCGTTGATAAGGCAGGACGTTCGAAAGAACTTTCGTATCAGCTGGCAAAAAAGGGCGTCGAGCTCAAGAAGGATATCGAAGCGGCAATGCTCTCGAATGTTGCTTCTGTTGATGGCAATGACACCACGGCACGTGTGTCGGGTGGCTTCCCGGCGTGGCTCGAAACCAACGCCAGCCGCGGCGCAGGCGGTGCAGACGGTGGTTACAATGCCTCGACTGGTTTGGTCGAAGCTGCAACCAATGGCACACAGCGCGCCTTCACCAAAGCTCTGCTGGATGACGTCATCGGTCAGGTATACGTCTCTGGCGGCAATCCGAACACTGTTATGCTCTCTCCGAAGAACAAACAGACGTTCTCCACCTTCATGAGCGATGCGAACGTCGCACCGTTCCGTAATGAAGTCAGTCCTGGTAAGCGTCAGGGCACCATCATGGCGGCCGCTGATGCCTATCTCTCGGACTTCGGCTTGCTGTCGATTGTTCCGAACCGCGTCATGGCAAATGCTACGCTCGGTCGCAACATCTTCGTCATCACGCCGGATATGGTCGAACGTGGAATTCTGCGCCCGATCCAGCAGGACACCCCTGCAAAGACCGGCGATGCCAACAAGCGCGTTATCAAGACGGAATGGACGCTGATCGTGAAGAACGAAGCGGCCCACGGCGTCATTGCTGACGTAACGACCTAAACGTCTCGACAGACTGAAACCGAGGCCCTGCGGGTAACTGCGGGGCCTTTTTCATGGAAAGGTTAGGAAAATGACCGAACAGACAAACCAGAATACGCCGCCAGCTGAACCGGTTGGCGATATCGACAAGGGCAAGAAGGTGAAGCTTCTGCCTGTGAAGCTGCGCAAGGGCTACCGTCCGCTGGATGCAGATGAAAAGCTCCCGGCAGATACAGAGCTGAAGCTCCCGGCCGATGAAGCCCGCGATATCGTTTCGAAGGGCATCGCATACCGCGCCGACGACTTCTGATCAATACGGCCCGCTGTGATAGCGCGCCTGTCCCTTAGATGGAAAATACCATGTCCGACGCAGTTTATGACGGCGACTGGCGGCTGTTCAGCCACGACCAAGCGACCGGCAAGAAAGTCTGGCACCTCGATATGGGTACGCATGTCATCGTGCGCACAGATACCCCTGTCGATGCTCTCTTTGACCAGAATGCAGAAGACCTGAACAACAGCATCGGGCAACGGTGGAAAGACGGGCGTCGGGTCGCGTCCATCCCGCTCGATGTTTATTACAAGCATCTGGGCGAAGCCGCGCGCGGCGGCGATCAGGACTACATCAAGCGCTGGCTGAACGATAGCGATAACGCCAAATTCCGCACATTCGGAGGGCGCATTTAATGGCTCTCGCTTCCTACAATGATCTGGTTGCATCAGTTCAAAGCTGGATGCTTGATCGCTCGGATCTGGCGCCGATGTGCGGCGACTTCATTGCGCTTGCTGAAGGTGATTTGAACCAGCAGTTGCGCACTCGTCAACAACTGACGACTGTAGCGCTCACCCTCGACAGCAACAGCCAAGCCAACTTGCCAGAAGATTATCTAGCGTTCAGACAGGTAACGGCTATGACAAATCCACGCCGACCACTTTCAGTGGTCGCTCCATCTTATGCTGACGCTGAACTGCCGTATCGTCTGGCTGGTGATCCCGCATACTTCACCATTGACGGTGAGACGCTTACGGTCATGCCGACCACAGCGAGCAACATCGAATTCAGCTATTGGGCGAAGATACCGGCCTTGTCCGTTGATAATCAGACCAATTGGCTCCTGAAAAAGTTCCCAAACATCTATCTCTATGGCGCTTGCATGCATGCTGGCGTCTTCATTGCAGACTCAGAACGGACCGTAGGCATGGCGACAATGTTTCGTAGCCAACTCGACGCCCTGTTGGCCGCTGAAGAAATGGCGATGTATAGCCGCGCCGCTGCGCGCGCATCTGGGCCGACTCCATGATTTCCATTGCTGAGTACGCGCCAGACAGGTCGATTTTCGATGCTGCGACCACGGATAACCTCGTCAATGTCCTGCCGCATGTGAATTCGTGGGGACCATTCCCTGCGTTCGTACCGTTCACAGAGGCCACGCCGGAGCGTCCGCAAGGATCACACCTCGCTTATGTCAAGAATGGGCAGTATCTCCAGTTTTGCGGCACCAAGAGCGGGCTATACGTGCTTAATCCGGGCACTTTGGCGTGGGATAATGTGTCCAAAGCAGGCGGCTATTCCACTGCCGATACCATACGTTGGAGTTTTGCCGATTACGGAAGCTGGGTCATTGCCGCCAATGGCATCGATCCAATCCAGTTCATCGATATTTCAGGAGTGATCGGGACGTTTGCGGATCTTGCGGCAGATGCCCCAATCCCTCGTCATGTGAGCGTCGTCGGTGATTTCGTCGTCGGAATGAACCTGACGACCGATGAAAAGACCGTACAGTGGTCGGGTCTCAACCAGCCGACATTCTGGACCCCGCGTCAAAGATCATCCGATTTCCAGCCGTTCCCAGACGGTGGGGAAATCATGGGATCATGCGGGTTTGAAAAGGGCGCAGTGATCTTCCAGGAGAAGTGCATTCGCGAAATGACGCTGGCGCTTGATACGCCGCTCGTTGCGACCTTCACCAAGACCGTCGATGCCCACGGTGCAGTCGCGCCACAGTCTATTGTGTCGACGGGGAACGGCATTTTCTATCTCGCACTCGACGGCTTCTATCGGTACGGCAACCCGCCCACGCCGATTGGTGTTGAGCGCGTCGACCAAACGTTTCTGGATGATATCGCCCTGTCAGAGCTTTATCAGGTGTTCGGCAGCGCAGATCCCGTGCGCAAGATCGTCTATTGGGCCTATCGTTCGAAGGGAAACCCATACGAGTATTCCTATGACAAGGTGCTTTGCTACCATTACGGGATCGACAAGTGGTCTCTGCTCCAGCCCGGAACCATCATGACCGGATTGGTCAGAGCAACCACACCGGGTTACACGCTCGATAGCCTGACAGCCCTTGGTTACACGCTGGATGAGCTTCCTTATTCTCTGGACAGTCGCGCATGGGCAGCGGGTGCGCCGACACTGGCGGCATTCAGCACAGATTATGAAATGGGCTTTTTCAGCGGAACACCGTTGCAGGCCACGATGGGCACGGCTGCCGTTGAACTGGCGACTGGCAAACGCACCTTTGTCTCAGGCTGGCGCCCGTTGTGTGACGCAGGGGCCATTCAAGGTCGTGTTGGTATCCGTGACAGGGCTGGTAGCACGACAAGCTGGAAACCAACTTATTCTGTCAACCGGACAGGGCTGATCCCGGCAAGGGCGAGCGGTCGCTTCCATCGGTTCGAGATTACGATCAATGCTGGCCAAACATGGAACCATTGCCACGGTGTTGAGCCGACAGGCAAGGCAGAGGGCCAGCAGTAATGGCCAATTTCGCCAAAGAGAACTGCCGCATTGTCGGCGCTCATCTCACCACAACCGCCAACACTGATGTTTTTGCAGCTACGGGCTACACACAGATCATCGATATCCGCTGCGCAAATATCACGGGAACAGACGCGACTATAACAGTGAACTGGTATTCGGTGCAGCAGGCAGACCAGTTTCGGCTGATTTATCAGCATGTTGTCCCAGCGAATGGAACGATCACTTTGCCACTGGAAGGCTTCGCACCGGGGGCCGGGGACATAATCCGCCTTCAGGCAGGAACGGCCAACGCCATCGACGTGGTTATGACGCTGACCGAAGTGCCGGGACGCATGATCTGATGAGCGTCTCTATTCGGCTGACCTCAACGATGAAGCCTGACGAAATGGCCCCGCTCTGGCCTGATATCGTGGCGTGTCTGGAGAAGTATGTGGCTCGGTTCCCTGATGAAACCGTGTCGAACATCATCAAGCAGTGCGCAATGGGACGCCGACAGCTCTGGATCATCCAGGATGAAACAGGCCGGGTTATCCTCACCCCGATCACAGAAATCACAGTTGATGACGCCACCGGGGCCAAGACGCTTGTTCTTGCCGAGGTTGGCGGCTCGCGTCTTCGGGAAAGCATGCCCTTGCTCAAGGAAATTGAAGCATGGGCGAAGCGAGAACACGGGGCAGAGAAAGCCCGATTGATTGGCCGTGACGGCTGGATGCGCCTTTTGCCACGGTTTGGATACCAGCCAGAGGCGCGCATTTACTCGAAAGGTCTATGACATGGGGCTTCTCGATATGCTCAATCGCCCAGCACCATTAAGCGGACTTCTCTCTACAGTAGCGGACCAGCAGCGGCGAATGGCGTTGCGCCCTTTTAATGGTGATGAGTTCATATCCAATCCAGATGGATCAATTTCTACAGAACGAACATGGACGGTTCAAACGCCGCAGGGTGATTACGCGAACGTTCCTTCTCTTTGGATGGGGCCGAATGGCCCTATTGATCTCGCTAATCAGTCGGCACCAGAAGACGTCATCCTAAACATGATGCAACGCTATGAAGCCGAGAATGGCCCCACATGGCGGCGCTTCAAAACTGTCGAAGATGCCGAAAACTACGCCCGCTCGCGGAGTGAGCACGGCGGAGCCGCAGCTAAATCTCACAGATAGGGTAATATCATGGGCAGCAAGAAGTCCGAAACGACACAGAAATCAGAGCCACCAGCATGGTCGAAGCCGCTGTTCACGCAGGCAGCCGGTGACGCGCTAAATCTGTACAACAGCAAGACTGGCTACAACACCTATACCGGCCCGACACAGGCAGACTTATCTGCTCCGACATTGGCAGGAATGAATGGCGCGCTTGCCGCGACTGGCTACACCGGGGCGCCGATCTCGAACGAGAGCATCAACGCGAATATCCCTGATGTGTTTTCGATCATGCAGCAGGCTATGGCGTCCAAATCGTCTCCG